GAAAAACTCCAAGAACGTTTAGCTAAATTTATTGGTGGTGTAGCAATCATTCATGTAGGTGGAAACACTGAAACTGAAATGAAGGAAAAGAAAGATAGAGTAGACGATGCGTTACACGCAACTAAAGCCGCAATTGAAGAAGGTATAGTACCCGGTGGTGGAATAGCATTATTCACCGCTCGCAATAGTATTAGTAATCGAGGTAATATGGGTGCTACAATTGTTTGGGAAGCATGTGAGGCTCCGTTTAAGAAAATTCTTACAAACGCAGGATACAGTAATGATGATATTTATGGTATCATAAGTAAACTTAGTGACAAAGAATGGATGGGATATGATCTTAAAAATGAAACATTTAGAGACATGAAGGAAGCAGGTATATTAGATCCAGCTAAAGTAACAAGATGTGCTCTTGAGAATGCAGCGTCTGTAGCCGGAACAATTTTGTTAACAGAATGTACTATTGTAGACAAACCAGAAGAAAAGAAATCTAATGAAGGGTTTGGAGATGCAGGAGGAATGTATTAAATTTAAAGTATGAAGGAAAAATATACTCAAATAGCTGAAAGGCAAGTAGGTAAAGGAGATACATGGAAGTTGTTAAGTGATGGGAAGATATATTCTTCCCTCACTATAACACTAGATGTATACTTCAGTATAGTAAAAGAACATGTTAAGTTTATGTTAGATCCATTTGGAGGTAAATTGTATGTTATAGATGAGAAAGCAATAGAACCATCACCATTAAAATATAATATCTATGGAGACCAGTAAAATATCTATATTAGAAGTAAAATTAACGTTAGAATCCATCATTAAGGAGGTTGGAGATTTAAATAACATAGAAACATATCCGTACGTAAATAATGAATTTACAACAGATGATGGATTACATGTAGTTGTAAATCTAGATATAATACCATATCCTGAATTTACATCGCTGAATATACCTACTAAACGATTTGAAACACGAAATGTAGAATATTCAGTAGAAGGAGAACACTCACAATATAAGAAAACTACTTATGGGGAACTAATTAAGATACTTAAAACCGTTTCTGACATTGTAGTAGAACAAATACGTTCTAATTCAAATATAAAAGGATTAGTATTTTTAGCGGCCAACAAAAATCCTAAAAATATATTATCCCAAACCGATCCTCAAAAAACTAAATTATATAGGGCCATTATATTAAAACAAATATCAAGTTTAGGTTGGACTTTAAGAAACATTGAATTAGAGAATAAAGAGTTTAATGGATTCCTACTATATAAAAAATAAAATAAGTTATGAAACAACACACAATATTAAACGAGAAATATAGGCCTGATACTTTAAACGGCTACATATGTTCTGATGAGAATAAAATTAAATTCCAGGAATTTGTAACTAACCAAGACTTACCTCATTTAGGGCTATTTGGACCTCCTGGTTCAGGTAAAACTACATTAGCTAAAATTATGGGCAGTAACATAGACTGTGATTGCTTATTTGTTAATGCAATTGATGAACGAAGTATGGATGTTATGAGGGATAAGGTTGGTTCATTTGCTTCGGCTGGTTCATTTAAACCACTCAAAATAGTAATATTGGATGAAGCAACTCATATACTTCAAGCATCACAGGTAATACTACTTAACATGATGGAAACGTATAGTTTAAATACTCGTTTCATATTAACAGGTAACTATCCTGAACGACTAATTGAACCACTTCGTAGCCGATTACAAGAATTCGATTTAGTACCACCATCGAAGAAAGTCATAGCAGGACATGTAGACAATATATTGAACGAGGAGAACATTAAACATACTCCAGAAGATATTGTAAACATAGTTAAGAAGTTCTACCCTGATTTTAGACGAATAATCAACGCATGTCAAAAATATACAGTTGATAGTACCATAGTGTTAGATAATTCAATCAGTATATCAGACGATTACAAGAACCAAATACTAGAAGCGCTTAAGAAACCAAAATCAAGTGCATTTAATGCAATACGCCAAACATTGGCAGATGCTGATTTAAATGATTATACCGACCTTTATAGGTTTTTATACGACAGTATAGATGAATATACTAAAAACACAGGTATAGTAACTATAATCATAGAAGAATATAAGTACCACTCGTTATCTCGTTTAGATCAAGAGTTGTGTTTTATGGCATGTATTGCTAAGATATTACAAAATATAAATTAATAAAATAAAATGGAAAAACAGAAACAAATGAAGCTGAACATTGACATCAAATCAGCCGAGACAATATATTCACCAGAAGGAAATTGTGTATTTGCTGAGGGTGTAATTCTAAAGAAAATCTCTAAATTCGTAGCCGGCACAGATGAGGACGCAATTGTACCTATTCCTGTATTCTATGACATTCAAAGTGGAGATATTTTAATTGAACTATTACCTAAAGAATTAAGAGAAGAATTTGAAACCAAAGACTAATTACACTTTATTCGACTGGATAAAAGAAATTACTGTAGATAAACGTAAATGGAGCTCGTTTGGTGAAGACGATCGGGCTTCATTTAATGCATTTATGGTCCATCGTTATATATCCATGAATAAGGAATATATCGACATAGTTAATTACATACAAACTATACCACACGGTGAAAAAGAAAAAATATATAGAATATATTGCGATATGATACCTAAGAAAAACGTTTGGTTAAAATACATCAAATCATCTAAAAAACGTACATCAGATGCTCTCTTAAAATATGTTGCAAAAGAATATACAATATCTCTTGGAGAAGCAGAAGAATATACTTATCTTTTAGGGAAAGAAGGCATTGTGAGTATATTAACAAAACATGGTGTGGATGAGAAAGAACAGAAAAAATTACTAAAAGACTTAATACTATGACCAAAAACAGTGAAACACACCCATCATTACCTAAAATGAATAAATCAACAGTAGAGATATTTGAACAGACATATCCTACCCTATCTAAGGAATTTAAACATATCCAAAACGAACAATACGAATTGTTCTCTAAGAAAATGCTTGATTACGGTATTGGTAACGTTGCGTTAGGTTCAACATTAGAAGATAGTGAAGATATTAATTTATCAGTGATGGGGATTTGGTTACGATGTAGTGATAAAATTAATCGTTTAAAAAACTTAATTAAACAAAATGGGAAAAATTATGTTGAAGGTGAATCGATGATAGATAGTTTCATTGATATAGCTAATTATGGTATTATAGCGATGATGGTTTTGAGAGGTAAATGGAAAAAATAATACATTGAGTAAAAAGAAAAAAATACCCCAAACTGTAAAGGAAATACAGAAACATACATTCCCTGAAATGGACTATAGTTACATGAAAACTATATCCTACAGTCAAATGTCTATGTTTCATTCATGTCCTAAGAAATGGGAACTACAATATAAGGACGGTAACTATTTATCCAGCCCATCAGTGCATATGACTTTTGGAACAGCATTACATGAAACATTACAACATTATATTACTGTGATGTATGATACAAATGGAGCAGAAGCCGATAGGATTGACATAGAAACTTATTTTCAAGATAGATTAGGTGAAGTATATCGGAAAGAATATGAGTCAAATAAAAAAGTACACTTTAGTAATCCAATCGAGTTAAGAGAATTTTATGAGGACGGGTTGGCTATTCTGGATTTCTTTAAGAAGAAAAAAGGTGAGCACTTTAGTAAGAGGGGATGGTATTTAGTGGGTTGTGAGGTACCAATTCTTCTATCACCTCATCCCCAATATAAGAATGTAATATATAAGGGATATTTGGATCTAGTAATGTATCACGAACCAACTAATACAATCAAGATTGTAGACATTAAGACAAGCACTAAAGGATGGAATGACAAGAATAAGAAAGACGAGATTAAGCAGTTCCAACTAATACTATACAAGCAATATTTTAGTCAGATATATAACATCCCGATAGATAATATCGAAATTGAGTTCTTTATTGTAAAGAGAAAAATATGGGAGGAAGCAGAGTACGCTCAAAAACGTATTCAAATATTTGTACCTCCAAGTGGAAAAATAAAATTAAGTAAAGCTACAAAGGCAGTTAATGGGTTTATTGAGGAGGCGTTTGACCAAAATGGTAAATATAAAGACGTGCACCATCAAGTAAATCCGAGTAGAGACAATTGTTTTTTTTGTCCGTTTAATACAAAAGAATTTTGTGACAAAGGTGTGTCTTGATAGATCCGCATATATTTATATATAATAATATAAACCAAATATATGAAAGATTCACAAGTACTCACCAGCGTTAAAGTTAACAACACAATATGGGATGAGTTTCGTATCTCATGTGTTAAATACAAGTTCTCGTTACAGAAATTAGCTGACCGAGCAATGCATCTGTATTTAACAGATCCAGAGTTTAGGAAGCAAATCCATAACCATACCAACATTGAAATAAAAACAGAAGAAAATTAAACATTAAATTAAATTAGTTATATGAATTCAAAGTTTTCGTACTTACCTCCAGAAAAGAGGAAAAAAATAATGCTAATCACCGACGACATTCGTGTCCATAGTGGTGTAGCAACAGTAGGAAGAGAAATTGTCTTACACACAGCACAGCATTTTAATTGGGTCACAGTAGGAGGCTCAATGCAACACCCGGATGAAGGTAAACGTTTTGACTTATCTCAAGACACTAATAGTACAACCGGCTTAACAGACTCAAATGTCATGTTATATCCAGTAAGTGGATATGGTAGTCAAGAACTAATTAGGCAGTTAATTGAAATGGAGAAACCAGACGCGCTGATGTTAATTACTGATCCACGTTACTTCATTCATATATTCCAAATCGAGAATGAAATAAGGAAAAAAATTCCTATTGCGTACTTAAATATTTGGGATGACTACCCGGCTCCATTATATAATAAAGCATATTATGAGGCATGTGATCTGTTAATGGGTATCTCAAAACAAACAGTTAACATTAACAAGTTAGTGTTAGGTGAGAAAGCCAATAGTAAAATCATCCGTTATGTACCTCATGGTTTAAATCATGAAATACTACAACCACTTGATAGTAGTGATCCTAAATTAGTTCAATTCAAGAAAAATTTATTTGGGAACAAAGAATACGACTACGTTTTATTCTTTAACTCTAGAAATATTAGACGTAAACAAATCCCAGATGCTATGTTAGCTTATAGGTTGTTTATAGATAAACTACCCATTGAAAAAGCTAAGAAATGTGCTATGGTACTACATACTGAAATTGTAAGTGAACATGGTACTGATTTAGAGGCAGTTAGAGAATTATTTCTTACTGGTGACCAATATAATGTATTTTTCTCAACAGACAGATATAGTACACATGATATGAATCTATTGTACAACTGTACTGACGCTCAAATACTATTAACATCAAATGAGGGTTGGGGATTAAGTTTAACTGAAGCAATATTAGCAGGTAGACCAATCATAGCTAATGTGACAGGTGGAATGCAAGACCAAATGCGTTTCTCAAAAGACGGCAAATGGGTTGACTTTGATGCTGATTTTCCATCTAACCATAATGGTACTATAAAAGAATGTGGTGAATGGGCATTTCCAGTATTTCCAACTAATCGTTCAATTGTAGGTTCCCCAGTTACACCTTACATATGGGATGATAGATGTACAGCAGAAGATGCCGCTGAACAAATAATGAACACATACAACTTAGGTAGAGAAGAATTAAGACATAGAGGATTAAAGGGTAGAGAATGGGCTGTTGGTGAAGCTGGATTTACTGGTGATGACCAAGGTAAACGAGTAATGGAAGCATTTGATGTTTTATTTGAGACTTGGAAACCAAGAGAAAAATACGAATTGATAAACTGTAATGAAATAAAAGAAAACACTGTAAACCACAAATTAGTATATTAAAAAATAAGTTATATGAGCAAACCATTATTTGTAATTTCGTCCCCGCATGATACATTCTCTGGGTATGGGGCCCGGTCAAGAGACATCATTAAAGCAATCATCCAATTAGATAAATACGACGTCAAACTTATACCTCAAAGGTGGGGTTCGACACCATGGGGATTCTGTAAAGAAAATCCTGAATGGGAATTCTTAAAACAACATGAGTTAGGTACTCCACAATTACCTAAACAACCAGAAGTGTGGATGCAGATTACAGTACCTAATGAATTCCAACCTGTAGGAAAATACAATATAGGTGTTACAGCAGGTATTGAGACAACAATTTGTGCCCCGGATTGGATTGAGGGTATTAATAGAATGAATTTGACGTTAGTGTCATCTAACCACTCAAAGAAAGTATTCGAAGATAGTAAATTCGACAAACGCAATCAACAAACAAACCAAGTCGAAGGAACAATCCAACTACAAAAACCAATTGAGGTATTGTTTGAGGGTGCTGATTTGGATATATATAAAGCAATAGAACAAAATCAAGTTAAGAACATTAATCTAGACTCAATTAAAGAAGATTACGCATACCTGTTCGTAGGACATTGGATAAACGGCGACCTAGGTGAAGACCGCAAGAACGTTGGTTTACTAATTAAGGCGTATTATG